TGGCTGTAACCCAATAATTCCAGAATTGTTTAAATCATTAAAATTTATCGCCATTATCTTCTTCCATCCGGTTGTATGTCTAATCTAAAAGTTCCAAGTTTCCAACTTTGATTAGTTGATGTGTTTGCTATTTTTAAAGCTATTGCTCTAGCTCTTGCACGAGTATCTACTTTACTAGTAGATGATGTAACTGTAAAGGGTCCTAATGAAGAACTTGATTGAGAATCATTAGAAAAATTCCTTAAATTTAAGGTAACTTGAGTGTTACCTGTTTGAGAGATAAAGTCTGGCACAAATCTTCTTATCTTCATAATAAACTCACCATCTCCTCTAATACTAGCAACACCCTGTTGCTGTTGTGTTATATCAAAATCTCCAGACTCAATGCTTGCAACTATCGCAGTTGTTGCTCCACCTTTTACTTGATCAGTTCCTGTTTCATGTTGATAGTATGTTGTTCTACCCTCTGTATTTCCTACAACATCAAACGATGTATCCGTGGCTGCATCATACTCTAAAGCATGTGGTGATCCAAAAACAGCAGAGTCTTGCCACATTGTTCTAGCTAAAGTTCCCACTGTCCATACAGGTCTTTGTGGAGTAGAGTCAAAATAATTATATGTAACCATTCTATTGACAACAGAAGATGTTGAGGTTGGGTAAAACCATATTACTTCACCAAACAAATTATTTAATCCAGCAGACACCATTTGATTACCAGACTCTAAATTAATATCATCAAACACATGGTCCTCTACTAAACAAGGTAATGATTCTAATTTACCAGCATATCTAAAGAAACCATTTTCTGACATCCAGTATGCAGAACCATCAACTTCTACACATGCGTTTTGTCCAGCTAATCCACAGTTAGTTCCAACTTGAGAAAAACCAAATGTAAATGGCGGACCAATAAAACGTTGTGTGAATAAAGCTGTATCAGTCCAAACATAGATTGCATCTCTACCTCTGATTGCTCCTCTGATCTGTGATCCGTCAGCCAGTCTTTGTGTACCAGCTGTATTGGTTGCCGTTGGTGTATAAGTATTAATATCCTCCTGATCAGAGAATCTTATAAACATATCGTCTTGTGTAGTAGGTGTCCCTATAGTTGTTTCTGTTCCAAAAAATACTAAGTGTCTATCTGGTGTAGATACTAGCATGTGTCTTGATGCAGTTGGTGCACCAGTAATAATTATGGCTCTGTTAGATGTTGCATCTGATGCTGCAGAGTTCCATTCAAATACTGCACTGTCATGAATTAAACAAATAGCTTTATCACCAAAGTTATCTAACGACCACATACCAGGTTCTAACACTAAATCTCCAGATGCTGCCTCACCCCATGCTACAAAATTAGTAGAACTTGTAATTGTTGCACCGCCGCTATGTGCAGCTTTTGTTGTTCCTGCTACTTCTCTAGTAACTCCTGTAAGTTCTCCTGTGGATGAAATACCTGTATAGGATATCTCTTCGCTACCTATAATTATAAAGTTTGTTCCTGCTGTTGGAAACTGTGATGAGTCTACTAATATAATACCTGTTGTTGCAGTATCAGTAATACCATTTTGTAAAGTAGTTGTTGGTTCTCCTGCCACTTCTCCACCCCAAGATCCTAGTGACCAACCAAAACCTTTTGCTTGAACAGCTGGTCCCACTGGATAATAGTGTTGTACTCTAATACCGCCCGATGTTGTTGCACCAGATCCTGACTCATTAGAGGGCATTGTCACTGTAATAGTTGTGCTATTAGGCACAGTTGTGACCATAAATTTTTTATCGTTAAAATCTGCAGCTGCAAAATTAGAGTTAGTAATTGCAGAAAAATTATCTAATAATATGATATCTTGTGCAGATATACCATGATCACCGCTAAAAGTTATTGTAACTTCAGCTGATCCATTAGTTGTGCTAAAAGCACTTGTAAGCGTTGTTGTAGATTTGATCGGATGTATGTCGTAAAATACACCTCCTGAATATGCGTATAAAATTCTATTCGTGCCTATAATAGCATACTTTCTACCTAAAGTATTTACGAAATGATGAAGACCTCTGCCTGCACCTGTTAAATTATCATCTCCTAATTGCTTCCAACCCCCTATTTTTTCAGGAGTTCCATAACGAAACCTAACATTATCACAGTCTGTCCACTGACCCTCAGCGCCTGTGGCTGTAATTTGTTTGTTGATACCAGGAAGAAAACCTATCTTTTGTAGCATAATAATCCATTATACCTATTTTGCAGTTAATTAACAGATTAAAAGCAGGGAGAGGGTGTGGTGGTGTCTCTCCCTACCAGTCCATTGTATAGACTATTTTGTGGAATTAGTCAACTTCACGCCTTTAAACCATGCAGGTAAACCTATCAAAGGTCTTTTATCTAAGGCGTTTTCTTTGGCCATTTTAGAGTTAGCTTTATTGTAGTGTAAAAATACTTGTCCACAATCCTTACCTATAAATTCTTCTCTCCAATGTTCTAAATCACATCCAGAATATATTAACATGTCTCCTGGTTTAAGATCTACTTTAATACCTGCTTGACCTTTTTTTCCTGTAGGATCTAAATAAATAGGCCATGAGTCACCACCAAGGTTTAATGTGGTAGATATTTCACAAGAATATCTATCTTTGTGTCTAGCTAACACATCGCCTTTTTTATATATTCTTGCATAAGAGTATGTTTCAGACAATTTTAATTTTGTATGTTTTTCCATAACAGGTTTTACTTTTTGTAATAGTGTCTCCATTACAAGATCACTATAGTGTGAGTATGTGTTTGGCACCTGTTCATCAGACCATATACCCCAATACTCCGTAAAAGGTGATATGTATCTCGAATCAAATAAAACTCTAGCTACGTTTCTTTTATTTAAAAAATAAGCGTAACAGAAATCAGCCATTTCTTTACTAATTGCATTTTTTAAAACTGAGTATTTATTTTTTTTGAATGACATTTTTTCCTTTCAATTTAAATTTGTTTTTAATTAATTCTTTTATAAAATCAACTTTATTATTTTTATGGTTACTAGTTAATATAGTTTGTAAAAAAGCTTTTTTTATATCTTTATTTTGTTTCGACATTTAAAACATTTTTTGGTATAGCCTGACAATTCCAATGTATAAACCTAAAAGGTTCATATCCCATATCAACAATATATTGATGTGGCATATAAGATGGAAAAAATATCATACGACCTGGTTGAACTTTGTAATGTATTTGTGAACTTGCATATGTAACTTTTGTTTTATCTTTTTCTGGTAAAAGATTCATAATGTTACCGGGTCTTGGATCTTCAAATAAAGGCATAGATGTTGCATCTGATGCTTTTAAAAAATAAAAACCAGATATGTGTCCATTCCAATGTGTGTGCAAAGTGTGATGTCCACCACCTTGTTTTGCAAATTCTTGCACCCACATTTCTGTGGTAAATACTTGATATTGAGATAAATCAAAACCCATCTCAACTAATAGATTATGTGCGGTTGCACCAATATAAGCCTGTAATTCTTTAAATTTTGGATCACCTATTAATGTTGTTGAGTGAAATACATGACCCATGTCCCCCTTATTTCCAAACTTTTTATTACGTTTATCTATTGATTCTTTTAAATTTTTTTGTGATATTTTTATATATTTATCAGATGCTTTATTTAATTTTTTAACAAACTTTGGCTCGTCTGCCCACCATATAGGACATTTAAAATATTCTTCTAATTGTAATTGTTTTGGATAACTCATTTATAAGGCCATCCTAAATTCCATATAACTAAACTATATCTAGATCCTTTTTTAACTGGGCATACTCTATGCCAAACAAAACCAGGAAATACAACTAAAGATCCTTTTGGTAATATCTCAGTGCATTTTTTTATATTTGGTTTTTTATCTGGATCCATATTTCTAAAATCAAATTCTAGTTCTCCACCTTTATAATCTTTTGGATCTGATAAACTAACTGTTACGGATAGTTTTCTAATTTTACCATGAGAAGGATCATTTTGATTTTCTCTCCAATAAGGTCTATCCCAACCATCACAGTGCCAATCATAAAATTGTCCTTTTTCATATTTTGTAAACTGACAAGACTCAGAAAAATCCCATTGAAAATTCCAACCTGCGTTTTCATTTGCTCTGTGAACATAAGGTTGTATTTCTTTATAAATCCACCTATCGTTCATCCAAACAATATTAGAATCTCTTTTTGTTTTTAAATCTTTAATTTGTTTTTGATTTAATTTTTTATTACCTAAACCACCAGTCACCGCCATTTCATCAGAAATAGATTTTCCGTATTTAACTATTTCATCACAAATACGTCCTGGGATTGCTGATTGAAAATACCAATAATAATTTGTAAGATTCATCTTTCTATATCTTTCTTATATCAATCGTTAAGAAATTGTCAACATTAAGCGAGTATTAAATTACCTGAAACTGTAAATTTAGCAACAGAGGTACATCCTGGTGTAGGTGTTAATGTATTTGTACCAGGACTTACTGATGCAAAAGGAGTTGCTGCGCTTGGTAATTTAATAAGCACAATACCATCAGCACCATTTCCTCCAACAACAGAAGCTTTTCCACCTCCACCACCAGAACCTGTAGAGATAACTGCATTTCCAGCAGGAGGAGTTGTCGGTGAACTACCACAATCTGCTCCAGCTCCACCACCACCAGGTCCACCAGGTCCACCTCCGTGTTGAGGAGGTCCAGGTTGTGCTCCACCTCCACCACCACCAGCGTATAAACCGTTTGTAGGCCCATAAAAAGGTTGAGGCGCAGATCCAAAAGTTGGTGTAACATCAAGACCATTTCCACCAGCTCCTGCTAAATTTCCTGGAGAAGTATCTGTGGGTGCATTACCACCAGCCCCTCCAGCTCCTCCACCACCACCTCCAATAGCGAAGTGACCTCCACCATGAGGACTAGGTATACTTAATTTTAAATATCCTGTTCCACCAGCATTACCATATCCAGTAGCGGGTATTGGGCCTACAGGTGATTGTGTTGCAGATCCACCTGAACTAGTGCCTCCACAACTAGATGCATGACCACCTCCACCACCAGATCCTCCAGGATTACCATTAGCGTTACTATTTCCTCCAGAACCACCACCATTTGAAGTCATGGTTACCGGTCCACAAAAAGTTGTATTACCCCCACTAGCCTTAGGATTACCTGCTCCACCACCACCAATTGTGATTCCTATTGTTTGTCCTGTTTGTAATGGATAAGCTGGTGCATCTTTCTTCCCTT